ACTTCGTGGAAGGGCAGTGGGACGCTGGACTCGTTGAAGACAGCAGCATATCCAGCCAGGCGCATTGAGCCGTCGGCTTCGCGCGCTTCGATGTCGCGAACCACGTAGGTGCGGCGTTCGATCTCTTTCATTTTGCTCCTTGGTGTGTTGTCGGACTCTGCCTCGAGCGCGTCGATCTTGCGCTGTGCCCAGTCCTGAGCTCTGTTGCCGAAGTTTGAATCCCCACCCCAAAGCAGCCACGCGACCAGCCCTGGCCCTGGATACCCAGAATCTGCAGGGTCTGAGTTCTGTGGTGCGTCTCCGTCGATCTTGTGACGCGCGAACCAGGGAGCCATTCGGCGCACCTTGTCCTCGCTGATATTGCCGTCTGACATCTCGCGCGCTTCTCGTTTGGTGCCGTCTGTAAGGCCGTCACCGCCGAAACCGTCGCGCAAATACTTGAGTCCGAGGCTGGCGTTGTCGCGCATATAAGAAGGCGCCGACAGATCGACAGCTCGCACTTCGTCCAAGCTTCGCTTGTTCGCGTCGCCGCCAGGGTCTAAGCCCTCAGAAAGCGAAACGGCGACCATCTGATCGATCGCGCCTTGCTTGGTGTCGTGGCAGGCGACAGTCGTGAAGCTGCCGTCGGACTCTTTTTTGACGGTGGCCCAAGATGGGCAGTCGCTCTGCGTGTCGCTAATAAAATAAGGCACTATTTGACCTCGTACGTGCTCGCAGGGTCGCCAGGGTCGATCGTTGCGAGTCCTTGTAGCTGAGTCGTTGGGACGCCTGTGTGCTTCATCTCTGGCATACCGACCGCCGCCAGGACTGCAGACGGCTCGAAGCCGACTTGAATCAAGCGAGTGGCGATCTCGGTGCGCAGTTGCAGACCGACGTCTTTGGCGTCTGCGGCGTCGATGTTCTGCAGTGGAACGCGGTACTGGTCGCCCATATCGCCAAGCGGCGCGAGGTCTTCAACAGCGCGCACGTCGTTCAGCGATAAGAAGCCGTTTGTGAGTCCAGAGGTGTAAGCCTGGAAGCGCTCGATCGTGGTGCCGCGCAGCAAGGCGTCGAGGTTGAACTTGACAAAGCCGTCCTTCTCTGGCAAGAGCTGAGAAAGCGCCTGCTCGAGTCGTTCAAGCAGTGGCCGCAGCGAGTGCTGGACGAAAGAAAGGTTCTGGGCTTCAACGCTTGCGAATGACATAGCGCCAGCGACTGGGTGCCCGAGTAGTGAGATCGGAACGCGGAACAAGCGAGCAATGTCTTCGACATTGAAGCGACGGGTGTCCAAGAGCTGCGCGTCTTGTGCATTGATGGCCAGCGGCCTGAAAGAGGCGCCGTTTGTGAGAATGCCGATCTTGCCAGCGCGGTTTGGACCTGCGTGGTTGATGCTCCAGTTGCGAGCCATATCCTCGGCTTGCTCTTTGGTTAGGTCGCCCTGCGCTTCAATGACGCCGCCTGGGTTGGCAGCGTTGCCGAAGTAAGCGGCGGCGTAGGTGTCTGCAGCCATCGCAGCGCCGATCGTGAGTCGAGCAGCACCGATCGGGCTGAGCCCGTAGTGCGAGCCTGGAAGTCTAAAGAGGGGTATGTGCAAGATCTCGTCGCGTGTGAGCTCTCGGCTAAAGTTGCCGTACGCGTCTCGCATCTTGTAAACCAGCGGCGCTCCAGGGTCTGGCCTGGAAATGCGAATGTCGTCTGGGTGTACGACGTAGAGCTCGACGACTTCGTTGTTGCTGTCGCGAACGGTCAAGATGTAAGCGTTTCCGTGCAGGTTCAGCGAGGCGAGCACCTGCTCCAAAAACTCGAGTCTGGTGCTTTCAGGGTTCGGTTGTGAGACCCAGGCTGGCGCTTCGCCGTAGATCGCGGCGTACGAGATTCGGTTTCGACCGCGACGCACGTATGCGCCCATCGGCAAAGACGAGATCGTGTCGCCAAGCAAGCGAACACAAGCGTAAACAGTTGACATACGAATCGCCGAGTCTGGTGTGACATCGATGCCAGAAGGGGTCGCAAAAGCTGGACGTCCTGGGATAAGCGGTTCGACGTACTGGTTTATGGCGCGCTTTTCAGACGCCGAGCGCAGCGACTTAGATATTGACATCAGGCGCCTTTCTCACAGGACCAGACAAGGAATGAGCCGAGTGCAACGAGTGCGACTGGCACTGACAGCATAGCAAGGCCGCAAGTCGCGGCTGCTAGCCCACTGACCTCGATCACCACTGACCAGTTGAGTTTCGTTTTCATTGATCTCCTAAAGCTGCTCGAACGCAAAGAACTGCGTCGCGTTTTTGACTTCTGGCTGGTTGAGCTGCGCGTCCGTCCTGCCGAGGTAGGCCAGCACTGCAGCGATCAGTCCGTCGATCTTGTGCGTTTGCGATGGTTTCGATACCTGCCCGTAGCGAGCTGGTATTGCGTTCAGTACGTGCCGAGTCAGCTCTGGCGAGCCGTCGTGTTTGAGTCTGCCCTCGAGTGTGTCCTCGAGGAAGCGATCTAGACCTTGGCTCATCAGCTTGCGCTGGCTGGCTGGATAGACTGCGACGACTCGATCGACGAAGGACGTGTTCCAAGCGTCGAGGTACGACTGCCAACCCGAAGGGTCTGCCCAGATCGAACGAACGTCGTACTTCTCGAAAGTCTCGCGCACCACCTCATCGACTTCGATGCGTGGCACTTCCCAACCGTAGCCAGCTGGGCCAGGTGGTCGTTCCCAGCAGGCGATCTGAAAGATCTTGCCGTCCTCGACTCTGCAGGCGACTAAAACAGTGGCGTCGTCTTTGCGAGAGCCGTCATATCCAAGCACGACGGTGGTGCCGTCTGCCAGCTGCTCGGGTTCTGCTGCCTTGTTCCAGGCGACTGAGTCCATATATTTGTCGCTGTCGGTAGAAGGCTGATTCAAAAAATAGCGTCTTGCGTCTGACCCTTTGGTCATCGGGTCCTGTATTTCGTGCACGAGTCGATCGATATCGAGCCAGGCGAAGGCTGGGCCGTAAGCGACTGCGAGCGCCTTCTTGAGCTGCTCGGTGTTCTGCAGATCTGGCACTTCTGGCGCTTGGACGTGATCGAACAAGAGGCCAGGATTCTTTGCTCTGCCTTCTTGCATCGCCACCCAGAGCCTGTGCGTCTGTTCTGCGATCGAGTCCTCGCCGACTGCGTACATCGTTGAGGTCTCCAGCATCCAAGGGTCTGCGGCTTTGCGCTTTGCCAGGTTGCGGCGAACGGTTTCGTGCATTCGTCTGAGTTCGGGCGACGAGTACAGGTGCGTCTCGTCTGCAACAGCGAAAGACTCCTTGCCGCCGTCTTTGGAAGCAGAAGCCGCTGTCGATGGAATGATCTCACCGCCACCTCGTAAGATGGTGCGAGTCAAGCCGATGTCAATGCCTGGATAGTCGCTGCCGAAGTTCGATTTGATGTGCTCGAGCATAAAGCGCACGTTGTCGTAGGTGTTTCCAGACTGGCTCTCCTCGGTGGCTAAGCACCGAATGAAAGGGTACTGCACTGGACGGCCGACGGGTGTGCCATCAGCCAGAAAACGATCGAAACGTGCTGGTCCGAGTGCTTCGAAGCAGACTATCATTCCAGCGAGTTCGCTTTTGGCTCTGCCCTTCGAACGCGAGAAGAAGGCGCGTCGCGTGGTGCGTTTGCCGTTTTTGTCGATCTCGTAAGCTCTGAGTATGAAAGTGGCCTGCTCGTCGTCTAAAACGATCGGCTCGCCCTGCACGTCCCCTGGCCCGTGGACCAGGTAAGTCTCTATCCAGTCAATGGCCACCCACCCGAGCGACCTAAAGCTGGACTGCTGTGCTTTCTTGGTCATTGTCCCCCACGACCTTCAATAGGCGAGTACGCCGTTGATCTGTCAAAGCCTTGCTAGTCGTCTTGCTTGCGTCCTGGTCGCTGTCCACCTGAAGGCGCAGACGCAGTCTGTCCTCTGGTGTTGCACCGAACTTTGCTACTCGAATGCGCAGCTCGGCGGCCGTATTCTCGCCGCTCCAATGCGCAGAGTGCAAGACTGCCGTATCAAGCAAAAAATCCCAGTCGGTCTGGGTGAAAGTTGAGGCCATCGGTGAGAGACGCCAGGTCTGCCACCACTTGATCGTCTGCACATGCCAGTCGTAGCCCTTTGGTAGGTCTGAACCGCGCACGACGCCGTCTGCAGTAACGACCTGAGTCGGCACTGGGTCAGCGTTGCGGCGCCTGCGCTCGCTTGCTGGTTTCGGCGCTGGGCCTTTGCCTGCCATATCTGAACTCCTAAAATCCTAAACCCGTACGCGCCGCGTCCCCTA